CTATGGGTAACTGTATTGCATTGGAGGATACCAATGGCAATAGAAAGCTCTATAAGAAGAGAAAAGACCAAAAGATCGATGCTGTTGCGGCAATGCTCGATGCATATGTCGCCTACAAGCTGAACAAGGAGGCCTTCGAATGATAATTAAAAACGGCTTTCTTATTCATCACGGAGTAAAGGGCCAAAAATGGGGAGTTAGACGTTATCAGAACAAAGACGGGACATTAACTCCAGAAGGACGCCAAAGGCGAATGTATAGAGATAGGACCATTCGTGCTGGAAAAACTAAAAAAGATGTCGAAGAGATTATATCGACTATGAGCTCTGATGACAAAGATAAACTTGCCATTGGCGACGATGGTTATCTTAGTTACGAGCAAGGTTCTGCCGTTGCAAAACGTGTTTTATTAAAAGATGGTGATACGCCAGTTGCGTTTTTCGATATTTTAGATGATGAGACACAATACAACGTCTCTATAGGGACAAGAAACGAAGAACGTTATAGAGGTAAGGGTTATGCAACAAAAGCAGCTACGCGTGGAATGGCTTATTACGAAAAGAATAAAGATCGATTAGGAAACAAGCCAGTTATTTGGGGTGTTCGAAAAGATAACGAGCCGTCAATTAAGATTGCGAAATCTTTAGGATTTGAGCTTGATGAGTCATCTTACTCCGATGATGATCAGTGGGTTAACTATGTTAAGAAATAGGAGGTTTCTTGATGAAGTATTATATTTGTTCAGATCCAAACTTCCTTGCCCATCACGGCGTTAAAGGCATGAAATGGGGCGTCCGCAGGTATCAGAATTATGATGGTACTCGTATTGGCGTCTCTAAATCAGCACACTATAATCGCAATAAGCATAATGTTAACGTTCCTAAAACATTAGATGAAGCAAAAGCTAAAGGCTGGAAAGGCGGAGTATCTGCTAATGCGCATCAGCGAAATACAACACCGGGCAAGAGAAATGTCAAGTATGTCTCGCCAGATGGTCATCGTGAAGGAATCTATAATCACGAAGGAAAATTAGTCGGTGGTTCATATAACTACAGTTCTCCTTTAGATAATAAAGTTGGTCATCTTGTCAACGATGTTATCCCATATGTACGTTGGGGAAGTTCCCCAAAAGACCAGACTACCGCGTTAAAGAGAACTGAAGATCTACTCGGATTGTATGGTGCCGAAAAAGTTCGAAATGACATTGCTGATGTTGGTAAAAAGTATACTGACAGACTAGTCGCAGCGAATACACCAAAGATGAATCCTGGGCTTTCTATGCCTACACCATCAATGCATTCAGAAAAGTATGACCCAAATACTTTTGGAAAAGAATCTACGCCACGTCATCAAGGAAAGAACCCAAGACAGCAGTCGATTAAGAACACGATATATGGAACTTTATCGGGACATTATTTACGTAATAAGCTGAATAAGAATCTTCCAACTAATGATGCCGATGCTGAAGCGAAGGGCTGGAGAAAACTTTCTGATAAGGATTCCGCAATGCATCAGTTCTTTAAGGAAGATGGAGTAAGAAATTCAAAATGGGTGTCTCCTGATGGACATAGAGAAGTTGTGTTCACAGGTAAAGGCGAGAATCAGCACAGGACGACTCATGCTGAGGACGCCGGAACTTACAACTTCTTCGATCCAAAGAAACATCCAATAGGTCATGCTACACTTGATGTTTTACCTTATGTGTTCTTAGGCAATTCAGCTGACGATAGCACGACCATTGTGACTCGTCTATCTGAGTCATACAAAAATTTTAAGAATAATGCAGTGGATTCAATTGACACTGCTACAGCAAGTGCTGGCGAAAACTTTGCCAGAAAACACAAAGTTGCATAGTAGGAGGGGTAGCCTATGAATTATAGAATAACAACCTATTCCGACGAGCTATACCACTACGGCGTTAAAGGAATGCACTGGGGTATTCGTCGGTATCAGAATTATGATGGCACTCGCATTGGGACTGGTGGAGCACCAGTAACAAGAGCGTCAGCAAAACTTAAAAATGCATATAGCAAATCAGTTTCTGGCGGTCAGGGTGGAAAAGCTACTGGAACAGCAAGGGTTGCGGCTACTGCAAATCCTGGTGGGAAATCGGGTCTCTTTGAACGATCTATAAAGAAAGGAAAGGGTAAAGAGAACTCGTCTCCTGCTGAAGAGATTAGCAAAAGTGTAAGAGATGCTTCTCGTGATGCCAAGCCGTTAGTAGACATTGCTGAAAAACACGATCCAAAGACTAAGGCTGCCAGAGAAGATCTTTCTAAACAGGCGCAGAAGATGTCAGATAAAGAGCTTCGTGATCAGATTAATAGAATTAGGATGGAACGTGAATATGTGGATCTTAAATCGTCAGACATTAATACTGGTTATGACAAGGCTCGTGAGATTCTTGAAATCGCAGGTGATGTTGCTTCAATTGCGGTATCGATCGCTACACTTATAGCGATTGTATCAAAGCTTAAGCATGAAGATCTTGATCCTGACACTGCTGCTTTTATTGAAGATTTCACAAATGTTCTGGCACAGGATGGAATCACTCTTGATGGCGTTGATTTAGATTATCTAGAACATCACGGCATTAAAGGTATGAAGTGGGGTGTGAGACGTTACCAGAATTATGATGGAACTAGGATTGGAGGTGGCGGAAGCAAAAAAGCTTCCAGCAACTTTCGTAATTCGATAGTGGGCGGTCAGGGTGGTAATGCTACCGGAACCGCTAAACTTGCAACAAAAGCACCATCTATTTCTGTCAGCACTAAAAAATCTAAACCATATCATGATCGTCCATTAACAAACAAAGATCTGGAAATATCGAGATTAACGGGCGAGGAAAAATCAGACGCGCTTAAATACCAAGCATACAAAGATGAAAAAGAAGCAGCAGAAGAACTTGATGCTATATATAAGAATCTAGGATTGGATTCAAATGACGCAGAGATAATCGAAAGGCAAATAGATGATTCTCCTGGTGCACGTGAATCAATTAATCGCGGAAAAAAGATATATGAATCACTATCGAAAGACGAAATAGATATCTTAGAACTCAACAGTGTAGTATATCAGATGCGAGGTACATATGATATAGATAGCGAGGCATCAGAATTGATATTTCGATCTGATGGTTCAACAGAATCAAGACCTAGAAAAAGGAGGTAACCCATGGGCTTAGGAACACGAATCCAAAACGCGTGGAATGCCTTCTTAAATCGTGACACTAATGATATTTACCGAGTTCCTTATTCTTATGGCGGTTTTATCTCGTCTTCTCGTCCGGACAGAGTCAGACTCATTTCTGGAAACGAGAGAACAATCATAAACGCTATAGAAACAAGAATCGCTGTGGATACAGCATCAGTAAAAGTAATACATGCTCGCCTAGATGAGAATGGTAGATTCCAAAACACCATTGCATCCGGCTTGAATTCATGCATGACATTGTCTGCCAATAAGGATCAGACAGGTCGTGCATTTTTTCAAGATCTTGTTATATCCATGCTGGATGAAGGCTGTGTGGCTGTAGTGCCAGTTGATACTGATGTGAATCCAGAAGATACAGACTCATATGAGATTCTCTCTATGAGAGTCGGTAAAATCGTTTCTTGGTTCCCAGATCATGTTAGAGTACGTCTTTACAATGATCGCACAGGAAGATTTGAAGAAATATTAGTGCAGAAGGAAAAGGTAGCCATAATTGAGAACCCATTTTACTCAGTTATGAACGAACCTAATTCCACGCTTAAAAGATTAACAAGAAAACTACAACTCATAGATGCTGTTGACGAACAGACCAGTTCGGGCAAGCTCGATCTGATCATTCAGCTTCCTTACGTTGTTAAAACTGAACAGCGTAGGCAGCAGGCAGAGCAACGTCGTAAGGACATTGAAATGCAGTTAACAGGATCTAAATACGGAATAGCCTATACCGATGGCACGGAAAAGGTAATTCAGTTGAATCGTTCTCTCGAGAACAACCTTATGACTCAAATCGAGTATTTAACGAGTATGCTTTATGGCCAGTTAGGAATTACTGAAGAGATTCTTAAAGGAACAGCCGACGAGAAGATGACACTGAACTACAATAACCGAATTATCGAACCAATTCTTAGTGCTATTACCGATGAATTCAAAAGAAAGTTCTTGACACCAACGGCTAGAACCCAGCGGCAGTCAGTTATGTTCTTTAGAGAGCCATTTAAGCTTGTTCCGGTAAACGATATTGCTGAAATCGCAGATAAGTTTACCAGAAACGCAATTCTGTCCTCAAATGAGCTTAGAGGTCTTATCGGCTTCAAGCCGGTTGACGATCCTAAGGCTGATGAACTTAGGAATAAGAACCTCAACGAAACAGAAGGCGAGCAAGCTCCGGTTGCGACCTCTAGAAATACTGATCATGATGACGGTGGTATAGACGAACTTTAAATCAAGAGCTTTAGAAAGGAAAATTCAAAATGGGAGTAAAGTACGATTTTAGTGGTTACGCTACTAAGAACGATCTTAGGTGCTCCGATGGTAGAACAATTCGTAAAAACGCTTTTAAAGACTGTGACGGTAAACAGGTGCCGCTCGTATGGCAGCATCAGCACAATGAAGTACGCAACGTACTTGGCCATGCTCTTCTGGAGAACAGAGAGGATGGCGTTTATTGTTATGGAACCTTTAACAATAGCGAGGAAGGACAGGACGCTAAGCTTCGTGTCCAGAATGGAGACATTACTCATATGTCTATCTATGCTAATCAGCTGACACAGGATCACGGAAATGTTCTGCATGGAGTTATCAGAGAGGTAAGTCTCGTTCTTGCCGGTGCAAATCCTGGAGCACTTATCGACTATCCAATTCTTGCTCATTCTGGGGAAGAGATCGAAGATGAGGCAATTATTTATCTTCCTGATGAGGAAGAAATTTCGCTTTATCACGGAGATGAAGAGGGCCAGATCCCTGAAACTAAGGATGAAGACGAAGTAAAGCATGCCGATAAGGAGGACAATATGGCAGACGAGAAGAAGGTTCCTCAGGAAGAGGAAAAGGGAGAAGAGAAGAAGGAAACTGTAAAGGACGTCTTCGATACTCTCAACGAAAAGCAGAAGAAAGTTGTTTACTACATGATCGGTCAGGCTATTCAGGACGCAAAGAAGGGTGGCTCTGACGAAGAAGATGATGAAGATGAAGGAGAAGATATGAAGCACAACGTATTTGAGAATGAAATGGATTACGGCCCAGTTCTTAGCCACGCTGATATGGAGACAATCTTCAGAGATGCAAAGAAGATGGGTTCTCTGAGGGACGCAGTAGCTTATCACCAGGAAGAGGGAGTTCTTGCTCACGCTATGATGCCAATTAACACAAGCGATGGAGTTTATGAACTTCCTTCACAGGATACTGCAAGCCAGACTTATGGAATCAGAGACATGAACATGCTCTTCCCAGAGTATAAGAACCTCAACAACCCGCCTGAGTGGATCAAGAGAGATACCAGCTGGGTAAATGTTGTTATGTCTGGTGTTCACCACACCCCATTCAGCAGAATTAAGTCCAGCTATGCAAACATCACAGAAGACGATGCTCGTGCAAGAGGTTACATCAAGGGTAAGCAGAAGAAGGAAGAGGTCTTCACACTGCTCAAGAGAACAACTGATCCTCAGACTGTTTACAAAAAGCAGAAGCTCGACAAGGATGACATCACTGACATCACAGATTTCGATGTAGTTGCATGGATCAAGAGCGAGATGAGAATCATGCTTGACGAGGAGCTTGCAAGAGCTTACCTGATCGGTGATGGCAGAGCTAACGATTCCGACGACAAGATCAAGGAAGATCACATCAGACCTATTGCAAAGGATGCTGATCTGTTTAACATTAAGATCAACCTCGAGTTCAAGGCTAATACTGAATCCGATGTAAAGGCTAAGAAGTTCATCGATGAAGTGATCAGAAACAGAAAGTACTACAAGGGTTCCGGAAATCCGAAGCTGTTCACAACTGCTGACATGCTCACAGAGATGCTGCTTCTTGAGGACGGTATCGGCCACAAGCTGTACAAGTCCACTCAGGAGCTTGCTACTGCTCTGAGAGTTTCTGACATCGTTGAGGTTGAGGTAATGGAAGGCCAGAAGATCGACGGAAAGGATCTCGTAGGTATCATCGTTAACCTCGCTGACTACAATGTTGGTGCTGATAAGGGTGGCGCTGTAGAGATGTTCGACGACTTCGATATCGATTACAACCAGTACAAGTACCTCATCGAGACACGTTGCTCCGGCGCTCTGATCAAGCCGTTCTCAGCAATGACTGTCACAATGTCGACACAGGCATAGTAGGTGATATTTATGGCAAGGTTTTCTGGAAAAATCGGCTACGTTGAATACTCAGAAACTTCGCCAGGTGTTTGGACTTCTCCTAACATTATAGAACGTCAGTATTATGGGGACCTCGTTAAGCATTCACGCAAATGGGGTCCCTCTGACGGGGCTAATAGCAACATTGTATTTAGCCAGGACATAAGTATTGTAGCCGATCCCTATATGTATAGTAACTTGCATAACATGCGGTACGTTATATTTCAGGGTATTAAATGGAACATTGCGAAATTCGAGATCGATCGACCTCGTGTTCGCATAACAATGGGGGAGGAATACCATGGGGACGAGGCTTGAATTGCATGAGATTTTGTGCGAGAAACTTGGCTCTCGACAGGTATATTTTCAACCTCCAGAGTCAATAAGGATGAAGTATCCTGCTATCGTGTATGAACTAGATCGAATAGATAGCGTTCATGCAAATGATGCAAATTACTTAAATCGCCGTAATTATATGGTGAAATACATAAGTCGTGATCCGGATAACACGGTTATTGATGATATTTTGGAGCTTCCTTATAGCTCTTTTGATCGTCGGTACATCGTAGACAATCTGTATCACGACTGTTTTACTATTTACTTTTAATGGGAGGATTACACATGGCTAGACTTGTATGGGATAAAACAGGTGAGCGTTTTTATGAAACTGGTGTAAAGATGGGTGTTCTTTATCCAGTTGTTAACGGTGCATACCCTAAGGGTGTTGTATGGAATGGTCTGACATCTGTATCAGAGAGTCCTTCTGGTGCTGATGCTAATGCTATTTACGCTGACGACATCAAGTACCTCGAGCTGAGAGCTGCTGAGGAATTTGGTGCTACAGTTGAAGCATACACATATCCGGATGAATTCGCAGTATGCGACGGTTCTGCATCCGTTGCCGATGGCGTTATGATTGGACAGCAGGCAAGAACTCCATTTGGACTTTGCTACAGAACTGTTCTTGGTAACGATAACAAGAGAGATGAGTATGGTTACAAGCTCCACCTCATTTACAATGCTACAGCATCTCCTTCAGAGAGAAGCTATCAGACAATCAATGATTCCCCTGAGGCTATTACTTTCAGCTGGGAAATGACAACTACTCCTGTAGCTGTTAAAGGATACAAGCCGACTGCTTGTCTCACAATTGACTCGACAAAGGCAGACGAGACAAAGCTGAAGGCTCTTGAGGACATTCTGTATGGAACAAATGCAGAAGATGGCGTAGAGGCGACAGAAGCAAGACTTCCTCTTCCTGATGAAGTTATCGCTCTCATGAAGAAGACTACAACACCGTAATAGATAGTCAGATTCTTGCCCCGGAAACTTTTGAAGCCCGGGGCTTTTTAATTAAAAGGAGGCATAAACATGTTTAAGAAAACTATTGAGTATACTGATTACAACGGAGAAAAGAGAAAAGAAGATTTCTATTTCAATCTCAATAAAGCAGAACTTATGGAGATGCAGCTGTCACAGAATGGTGGTCTTCAGAACCATCTGATGAGAATCATTAAGACCAAGGATACTCCTGAACTTGTCAAGATGTTCAAGGAGATAATCCTCATGGCGTATGGTGAGAAATCTCCAGATGGTAAGAAGTTCATGAAGTCCGATGAGATCAGAAAGGATTTTGAGTGTTCTGAAGCTTATTCCGAACTCTTTATGGAACTCGCCACAAATAGTGATTCTGCAGCTGAGTTTGTAAACGCGCTTCTGCCATCCGACTATCAGGCAAGTGAAGCAGATAAAGAAGCGATCATGAAAGAACTCACAGAATAACAGGAGGTCTTGAATGCTAACGATCGTTGTTCCAGCATCCGAAGTGTATAACGAATTGACTAATGAATTCTCTTATACAAACGAAACAACAATTCGTCTGGAGCATTCGTTGGTTTCAATTTCAAAATGGGAGGCCAAATGGAAAGTTCCATTTTTGGGCCAAGGACAGAAAACTCGTGAACAGATCTACGATTATGTAAAATTCATGACTATTAGCCAAAATGTACCAGATGACGTTTTTAGATGTCTTACGAAGGAGAACTATGAAGCTATAGGCAAGTACATAGAAGACTCCATGACAGCGACGTGGTTCTCTGATACGTCCAATAAAGGCTCTGGCCGTGAAATTATTACATCTGAACGAATCTATTATTGGATGGTGGCATACAATATTCCATTTGAGTGTCAGAAGTGGCATTTGAATAGATTACTTACATTAATAAAGATCTGCAGCATCGAGAATTCTAAAGATTCGAATAAAATGTCTAAATCTGCCATAATGCGGCAGAATTCTGCCTTGAATAAAGCCAGACGATCGAAGCACAAATCGAAAGGGTAGATTATGGATAGTAAAGGTAATTGGGAAAAGACCATCCGCTGGTTGAAGAAGTTGACCAATATCGACACTAAGTTTGACGCTGCCTTAGTCAAAGCGGGGCAAGCTGGAGTAAAAGCTCTTGAGGCTGCTACTCCGAAAGATACTGGACTGGCAGCTGGCGCTTGGTTTTTCGACATCAAGAAAGGTCCATTATCTTCAACTATTGAATGGCATAACGCCGATATTGAAGGCGGATACAATGTGGCTCTCCTGATCCAATATGGTCATGGAACCGGAACTGGAGGCTATGTTAGAGGACTAGATTATATAAATCCTGCATTAGCTCCTATTTTTCAGGCTTTTGCAGATGATGTATTGAAGGAGGTGGATGGCTAATGGCACAAAGTGTGGACACCAAAATTGTTGAGTTAAAGTTCAACAACGACAATTTTGCTGAAAAGGTCGATTCCACCTTAACAAAATTACAAAACTTAAATAAAGCTATAGATGAAGACGGTCTTGGAAATGCGCTTAAGAATTTAGGCAAAAACGCTAAGCAGGTCGACATGAAAGGCGTGACGAAGGGGGTAGAAGAAGCAAGTAAAGGCTTCTCTAAGCTCGAGATTGCCGGTATTACCGCTTTAGCGAACATTTCTAATGCCGCTGTTAATCTTGGCAAAAGGCTCATGTCAAAACTAGTTTCTCCAATAACGCAAGGTATTATGCAAGGAGGCTTGGCAAGAGCTAGAAACATTGAGCAGGCAACGTTTTCTTTTGAAGGCCAAAAGATAGGAAAATCTAAAGGACATGAAGATCTTTCTTATTATAAAGAAGTTATGGACGCAGTTCTTGGAACTTCATATTCATATGACGTTGCTGCTAAAGCTGCTTCTCAGTTGGCAGCTTCAAACATAGGCGTTGAGAAGTCGACAAGAAAACTAGCCGATGGAACAAAAATTGAAACCAAAGTATTGAATGAAGGCATGACAGATGCCCTTCTTGGTATTGCCGGTGTTGCTTCGATGACTGGACGATCATTTGATGATGTATCGAGAGTTTTCACAAAAGTTGCAGGTAATAATAGACTTTATGCTCAGGATTTACAATCTATTGCTGCAATGGGCTTAAATGCAACAGCTGTTTTGGCCAGTAATATGGGAGTAACGGAAGAAAAAATTGGCGAAATGGTGAAAAAAGGTGAAATACATTTTGCTGAGTTTTCTAATGCTATGTCTCAAGCCTTTGGCCAGCATGCCAAGGACTCAACTCTTATGTTCCAAGGCGCTTTGGATGATGTAAATGCTGCTCTGGCAAGAATAGGTGCAGATTTTTATGGGCCCGCGCTTAAAGCTGGACGTGATATTCTCAATTCTGTAACCCCATTAGTAGATGCAATACATAATAAACTTCAACCGGCTTTAGACAAATCTGGAAATTTTATGGGTAAAGCATCTAAGTCTCTTTCTCAATATTTGGATATGCTTTCTTATATGATCGAGCGTTTTCCAAAAGGACGAGAGGCGATGAGTGGCTGGATCGCCGAGCATATGAATGCTTGGACGAACATTTCCGATCTTTATGGCCGAGGCAATTTTAAGAATGCTGTGGATGGGCTTAACGACTTCATGGCTAAAGTCGATGGCATGGGTGGTCAAGGAATTGATGGCTGGAAAATGTTGGCTGACTATCTTAATAAAGATGTCGATGCTGTAAAGAAGTTGGCCGATGAAGGAAAGATTGGTTTCAATGATTTTTATAAAGCTTTTCATCAGTTATGGAGTCAATCTGATAAACTGATGAGTCTTTCAGGAATATCCACGGTATTCGATAACTACATTCGTAGTTGCATTAAAGCTCAAGATCCAACAGAAAAATTCAATAAGCATGTTGAAACTTTTTACTCGATCATAAAAGGCGGCCAATCGATTCTTCATTCATTCAGCACAATCATAGGTGGGCTTGTTGATATTTTTGCAACTTTGGCTCAGCATCTAGCACCGCTTGGGCATTTGCTTGTTGACGCTGCAGAAACAACGGCTAATTTCGTTGTTTACATTGCAGACTTTATAGCGACAAGTAAATCATTCGCTACGGTAATTGACGGTGTTGTTTCATTGATTAACAATCTGTTTGAACTTGTAAACGTAAGCAAGATTGCTGGCCTCGCGCTTGCTGGGATAGGAAAAGCATTTGATTTTGTCGTTAAGGCTATCCAGAAAGTTGATGAGGGTTTGGCAAAAGTATTCGGCGCAATTCGTGATGTGCTTAATCGAATAATCGATAAGATCCATGAAATCGTTACGAATACTGAGTTGCTTAAGGCTATATTTGAAGATCTTAAGCATGCTGGAATGATCGTTGCTATCGTTAATCTTATAGGCGCGATTTCTCAGCCTATGAAGATGCTCGGTGCTATTGGCGATGCGTTTAAGAATGTAGGCGATTCGTTCGGTGGAATGATTAAGCAGATTGGCGGCGTGTTTAAATCTATTGCTGGCATGGTTGGCAAAATTGGTGCCGCGATTGATGAAGTCACAAATACACTTAAACGAATGCAAGAGCTTATCGTTGCTACTGCAATTCTTGAAATAGCTGTAGCGATTGGCGTACTTGCTGGAGCATTATATTTGTTGGCTAAGGTTCCTTGGAAGAAACTTGATCAGTCTGCTCCAGCAGTTTTAAGTTTCTTATCGATTCTTGGTACGGTATTTGCTGGCGGTAAATTTCTTAGCAATCTTGGTGAAAACCAGAAACTTTGGGAAAGATCGGTTAACGACATAAAAGACATTGGTCTTGCTATGCTCGAATTCGCAGTCGCAGTTGCTATTATGGCTGGAGCAGTTAAAGTGCTTTCTGGCATAGATAAAAAGCAGATACTTTATGCGACAGGAGCGATTGAAGCATTATTAATCACAATGGGTGTTTTGGCCAAGATGTTAACGGTGACCACAACCAAAGAAACAGGCCTTAAAGCCTTATGGTCTGGCAAGAAGACTTCTCAGAGCATGACAAAGGGTCTTCTGGGGCTTGTGGCTATGGCTGAAGCTGTCAACATTGTATCTAAAGCATTGTCGCGAATCGCAACAATTCAAGATCCGGCACAAATCCTTTATGCTCTTGGAGCAGTAGAAGCGATTCTTTGGAGCATGTTTGGCATTACTAAATTACTGTCTGGTAAAGATTCGACAAGCATGACCAAAGGTGCAGCAACATTGTTAGCTATGGCTATTGCAGTTCGATTATTGACAAAACCTGTACTAGAACTTGCATCTATTGATTCGGATTCAATGACGCAAGGCGTTTTAGGCGTTACATTTTTAGTCGGGGCGTTGGCCGGACTCGCTAAACTTGCTTCTGGTGCGCAAGGGCTTGCACAAGTAGCTGCAGGTATTCTTATTGTTTCTTTTGCTATTAAGATGCTGACCGATGTTGTACTTGCATTTTCAGCAATGGATGGTGAAGGAATTGTAAAGGGACTTGGTTCAGTAATAGGACTCATATTTGGTCTTGGCGTTGCTCTCGCTATCATACCGCCAGAAGGAGTCATTGAAAAAGCCGCAGCATTTGTATTATTGGCATATTCTTTGAAGACTTTAAGCGAAACTATGCTTGAAGTTGGTGCTAATTTCGACGATGCCTTCAGAGGTTTAGCAGCATTGTCATACTTACTAATAGCTCTCTATGGCGCTATTGTTTTATTTGAAAAAGCTCCAACTAAAGGAATTCTTAAACTCTTCGGAACATTAGCATTAGGTGCACTTACCGTTGTCGCCTTTGGCGCCGCTATTGGTGTATTCGGCGTTGGCTTAGGTGTATTTGGCGTAGGTCTTGAAGTTCTTGCTAAAGGTGTTGCAGCTGTTGGAGAAGTTGCTCCTCAACTTATTGTAATAATGCTGACCTTTGCTGTTGCGGTTGGAATTCTCTCATCTGTAGGTCTTCCAGCTATTGGCGTTATATTAGCTCTCAGTGCAGCATTCTTGATGCTTGGTGGAGGTTTCGCTCTTATGGGCTCCGGACTCGATGCTGTTGCTGGAGCTATTAAGGTCATGACAGACCTTAAAGACGAACTAGCCGGAACAGCAAAGAGCATAGCCGAGTTTGTAGCGAAACTTAGTGAGCTTTCTGAGAAAACATCTAAAGCCGGTGAAGGTTTCGATGCTGTCGCTGAGCCTTTGGAAAAGATCAAAGATGTCGCAGCTGAAGTAACGAAGAGCATTGAGAACTTGTCTAAACAATATACTGATATGCTGTCTCAGACGGCGTCCAGTATGCAGACATTGTCCAATGCTCTTACTCAGATGACTTCTCTCAACGAGACAACAATGAATAAGTCGATAGAACTTATCTCATCGTTCATTGAGAAGCTCAAAGGCGTGTCAACTGATGCTCAGGTCATAAACGATCTTGGCACAACCATTTCGACTGCAATGGGCAACATTGATGGCGCCATTCAGGGGGTCGTTAATACTTTAAGCACGTTCTATACAAGTACGATTTCTCAGTTTACAGCGATTGGTCAGGCCATTCAGAGTATTGCTGATCCTATTCAATTGCTTAATAGTATGAAAGACACTCTTGGCTCCTTGGCTGGAACCATTGTGGATTTTGTTAATACTTTGGGCACAATGAAAGAAAGTGCCACTGTTGTTAAGGAAGGTGCTACAGAAATAAAAACTTCCCTTACAGAGCTTAGTGATGCAGCAACAGCGATGAAGCAGAGTTTTAGTGAACTTACATCTGCTACGGCAACTGTTCTTGGAAACATTGGAAGTGCTCTTAAAGATATTGCCGATGGCGCTAAAGGAATGGTAGCTGTTAAAGACAATCTTGATGGCGCATCCAAGGCGTTTGCAAACTTCTATAAGAGTCTCTCGAATCTTAGTGGAACGGCCGCAGCTGTTGCTCAAGGAACGAATACTATGTCTGCCGCTGTCAGAGGTCTTGGAAATGCTGCATCAAAAGCAGCTTCTCTTTCAAAGAAGGGTATGTTAGCCGCAGGAAAAGAAATAGCTGCAAGTATGGCTAAAGGTGTAACTAACGGAAAGAAGGACGTCTCAACTGCTGTAACAAACATTATTGATTATGCAGCAAAACAAGCAAAGAATAAGAAGAAAACGTTTGAGTCTGTTGGTAGAAATCTTATAGCCGGAATGGTTTCTGGAATCAGAAGTCAGCAAGGTGCTTTGGAAGCAGAAGTTAGAAAGCTTGAAGCTAAAGCAGAAAGAGCGGTCAAAGCTAAGGCTAAGATTAAATCGCCGTCAAGAGTATGGATGAAGATCGGTGCTTATATGGGCGAGGGTTTAGCTATTGGTATTTCTAATAGTGCTTCTGAAGTCACAACAGCATCGAGAGGATTAGCTTCTGTTTCAGAAGATGCTGTTGCGTCTGCCATCGCTGCTATCAATAGTGCGGTGGATGACGATTTCAATGATGGTCCTGTTATCACGCCGATTGTAGATCTGACAAACATAGATAAGAGCGCTGGTTACGTTCAAGACCAGTTCGGTTCTTTTGGACTCAATGCAAATTATGGAAACGGTTTGGCCAGGTCTATAAATAGACGCGTTCAAAATGGAGGTTCTTTGGAATCGACATTGAACGATCTTGCTTCTCAGCTTGGAGCAATGACCGACAGCATGAACTCACGTCAGCTTGTTAATAATATCCATATCGAAGGATCAGAAGATCCAGATGCTTTCGCTGACAGATTAACACGTAGATTTAGATTGAATGCGAGGACTATATAATGGGAAAGAAAAAGAAGAAAAAGGGGTCATCGGCAACGTCCGTAGCCACTAAACCGCCAACAGGTCTGAGCATTTCTCGTAGTGGCGGTACATTTACTTGTAATTGGCATATAGGCGATTCTGACTATGCTGCTGGTCAGCAGTTTTGCTGGAATCGTAACGGTGTGAGACAATGGGGTGCTGCCGGTATTGGTACAGGAGATACATCTCGTAATGTTTATCCTAATATGAACGGTCTTACTAGTATCACATTCAGTGTAAGAGGTATTAGAAAGTCTTATCAGCAAAAAGTTAAGAAAAAGAAAAAGACTTTCGTTCCTTATTGGTCCGGCTGGGCAAATTATACATACACATTAAGTAGACCATATGCCCCGTCTGTTTCTTACGAACTTGACTCAAGTAATGCTTATTCTGGTAAATTCTCATGGTCAATTCAGGACGCAGATAATACAACAAATTCTTACCCATTCCTGAGATATGAATGGGAATCAATCTTGGTGTACAAGCATAATAGCTCAAATCCACCATCGAATTGGTCAAATGGTGGATCTGCCGATGGCGTTGTTTCAAGAGGAAGTGGATCTTCTGGATCTGGTTCATGGTCAAAGTATGAAGATACTGCATTCTGGAACAATCCTGATGCTTCTTATGCTAGATGGTTTAGAGTAAGGTCTGTTGGGTCAGCAGGAGCGACTGATTGGAGATATTCTAATCATGTTTATGCTGTCCCAAGACCTGCCTATAATGTTACAGCTAAGGCGATACCAAGAGCCGGAGATGCTGGATATTCTGTAGCAGCAGAATGGACTGCCCCTGAATCGATACCATATCCAATTGATAATGACATTATAACCTATGCTGTTGTTAAGCCTCGGACAGTTGCAAAACCTGTCGGTGCAGTATATGAGCTTACACAAGATACAGCAATAGTCGCAGGCAAGACGTATTATACACGCTCAGGAGAAGAAGGCAGTTATATTTATACACCTGTTGAAAATCCTGTAGCTGAAGATCTTGCTACTTACTATGAGTCTAATGGCGGAACCATGGTTACGACTATGGACTATCCTGCTGAAAGCCCTAGCTGGACTACAGCAGGCACCATTATAGACACGTCTGGTAAAGACGCTATGACATTCTCTATTCCTGAAGTATTAGACGAAGATGAATGCATATTTGTCAAGATCGATACCAAGCATGACTCTTTTACAACTGTAGGAGTTCCTGTGTTAGCTGAAGGTGGAGTCGGACCTATTGCTAAACCAAAAGTAAAGCAGATAGTTCCGAATCCTGGAACGCATCGAGTTCAGATTCAAGCGGATAATAATTCATCACTTGAAGCGTCATTCCTGGCTATATACTATAGAACAGAAGACAATCCGGATACATACCAGACAATTGGCATTCTTAAACATGCTAATAAGCAAATTACGGTACAGTGTCCTGATTGGGGCGATAAGCAATTCTCAATCGGTGTACAAGCACTTGTAGCTGATTATTCACCTATTGAAAAATCAGCTTCAGGTGTTACTGAATACTCTATTACCAATATAAGGATGCAGTCTGATATTTCATGGGACGAAGGTAGAGTTCCTATGCCTCCTAAGTATGTCGAGCTCTCAGCACCGAATTCTAATACTATACGAGTTCTCTGGGATTGGACGTGGACTGATGCTAATAAAACAGAGCTCTCATGGGCCGATCATGCTGATGCATGGGAATCAACAGACGGTCCTCAGACTTATGAGGTAACAGACCTCTTCGCCGGAGCATGGAATATTGCCGGTGTTGCAGTTGGCACATGGTATGTAAGAGCCAGACTTATCCGAGAAGACGAGGATTCGGTTCAGTATGGACTATATTCCGATATAAAACAAATCAAGCTCTCATCTGCACCTGCTATACCATCACTTATTTTATCGAGTGGTGTTGTGCATGAGGAAGGTGAGGTTACATGCTATTGGGCTTATGTTTCTACAGATGGGACTGCGCAAATGCAGGCCGATATTTGTGAAGCGACGCTTGATCCTGAAACTAATAAATACACATATGGCGATATTATAGATAAGACTGCCTCGGCTCAGCATCTGACCATTCCGATTCAGAAACTTGGATGGAAAGCAGGAGAAACGCATTATCTGGCAGTTAGAGTTATATCTGTATCAGGTGAGCAGTCGCAAGGCTGGTCTACACCAGTTCCTATTAGAGTTGCGGAGCCTCTTACTGTTAGATTTGATAGTACCTCTCTTGATCGCAGGACTGTAGTTGTTGAAAACCCGGTTTATATTCTGACAGAAGATACAGAGATAGATCCGGAAAAGACTTACTATACTCAGTCAGGAGAAGAGCCACCATACACTTATACAGAGGTATCGTCGCCGGTGGTTGGCGATATTTCAACATATTATGAGCAGTCTGGTGGAAAGACGCAGGTGGTTGATTATCTTACAAATCTGCCGCTTGACTTTACAGTAAGTAGTAATGGCGCCGCTAATAGCATAACTGTCATGATTGAGCGTTCTACTAACTTCCACATGAGAAGGCCGGATGAGAGTGAGCTTGACGGTTATGAGGGTGAGATTGTTGCGACCAAGACATTTGATGGCGATGGATCTTACACCATAACTAAAGACGATCTTATAGGTTATCTGGATGACGATGCGAATTACAGACTCATCGCAGTCGGCAAAGACTCATTCGGGCAATCTGCTAAGTCTAAAGAAGTAGGTTTCACAGTTAACTGGGAGCATCAGGCTGTTGTACCATCAGCAGAATGCCAGCTGGATGAAGATAACTATGCAGTTATTCTTACTCCACTTCTGCCAGATGGATACGAGAAGCAGGTTGGCGATGTCTGTGATATTTACAGACTCTCAGTTGATGCTCCTGAGCTTATCTATGAGAATGCTGAATTTGGCAAGAGATATGTTGACCCGTATCCAACACTTGGAGATATGGGCGGCCACAGGTTTGTGTTCAAGACCGCTAATGGCGATTACACAACACAGGATAACCACATCGCATGGTATGACACCAGAGACGACGAGAATGACTATCTCGATCTCTTTAGTGTACTTATCGACTTTAACGGCGATCAGATCTCGCTTCCATACAATGTCCAGTTGTCTAATAGATGGGCTAAGGATTTCCAGCAGACTAACTATCTTGGCGGATCGGTTCAAGGTGACTGGAATCCTGCTGTCAACAGAACGGGATCGGTATCGACAATTGGCATAGCCACAGATGAATTTGGCTTAGATGAGCTGGACGGTACCATCGAGGCAGTAAGACGTCTTGCTACATATCCTGGCATATGCCATATAAGAACTCCGGATGGCTCAAGTTATTCGGCAAACATAAACGTCTCTGAAGACAGAGAAGAAAAGATGATAAATAAAATCGCGAAGTATTCGCTTGAGATAACTGCTGTCGACTCTCAGGAGCTCGACGGTGTTACTTACGAGCTTTGGGAAGAAATGAATCGAGAGGAAGAATAATGGACTGGCGAAAAGGATTTAGCTCCCGGTATTACATCACGATAGTCGATCGAGATACCTGGAAAGATATTAAGAGACTCGAGATCACCGGGGGCTCAATCAAACGGTCCTCGGCAGACCTCAGACATTCAGCCGATCTCAATGTTGTAAACTATAACGAGACCGGTGAACAGATTATAAGAGTGTGGTTGGATGCCAAACAAACTGACGATTCCACCCACACTCCTTTATTTACAGGCTATGCAACCTCCCCTGGAAGAGACATAAACGGTATGCTTGTGACAAATCAGCTTCAATGCTATTCGGTTTTAAAAGCTGCCGAAGATGTCAGGCTTCCAAGGGGCTGGTATGCTCCTGCAGAAGTTAGCGCTATTTGGCAGATACAAGAGCTTTTGAAAGTCACAAAAGCCCCGGTGAGAATTTTGGGAAATACCTCCGATCCGTCGAAGATCAACCTTAAGAAAGCCATAGTAGCAGAGCAGAATGAGACTAATCTTTCTATGATCGAACTACTACTTCAGACTATAAACTGGCGAATGACTCTGACTGGACTTGGGGAAATTGTACTTGACAATTATCCGAAAGAAACGACAGTTGTGTTCGACTCGAGGGAACATGACGTATTAGAGCCGTCATTGTCGGACGATTATGACTGGTTCAATTGTCCGAACGTCTTTAGGGCTGTTATGGATGGAGACTATGCTGAAGCAAGAGATGAAGACCCAAAGTCACCTCTATCAATTCAAAATAGAGGTAGAGAAGTATGGGCAGAAGAGACATCATGTAATTTAAACGAGAATGAAACTCTTGCTGAGTATGCAAGGAGGCGTCTTAAAGAGCTTCAGAAAATCGGAAGGACCGTAAGTTACGATAGAAGATTTAGACCTGATCTCACAGTTACTGATCTTGTTAGACTTAACTATCCGGCTCAGAAAATCACCGGAACTTTTGTAATAACATCACAGGGAATAGGACTTGGCTTCGGTGCCAAGACTAGTGAGGAGGTAATGCAGATATGAGTTTAGGAATCGATAAGCTGGCCTCTGAACTGCAGAAAGTTATAGAGGAAAAGGATAAAAACAAAAAGACTCCGTATGATACAGAAGCTGAAGTTGTCAGAGTAGATACTGATGTCGTATGGGTAAAAATCCCAGGAGGAGTTGACGAGACACCGGCTCAAAAAACCGTAAATGCTAAAGTTGGCGACATTGTTCAGGTCAGAGTCTCAGGCGGTAGAGCATTTCTTGTTGGAAACGGGACAAATCCTCCGACTGATGATACAAAGGCGAATGAGGCATCTTATCAGGCTCAGAATGCAGAAGTTCATGCAGTAAACGCTGAAGGCGCTGCTGCTGACGCTATGAAATCTGCTGAAACAGCAAGAATCGATGCATCTATCGCCCATCAGATGGCGGAGAATGCTACGCAAGAAGCTGATGCAGCACATGCGGCTGCTACTTCTGCAAGCGAATCGGCCGCTGTAGCTGATACTAATGCAAAACAGGCAATTGCAGATGCTGCTGCAGCTCAGACTTCGGCAAATACAGCAGAAGCCAATGCTCAGACAGCTATTACAAACGCGTCCGCTGCTCAAGCGGCTGCAGCTACAGCGGAAGCCAATGCTCAGACAGCTATTACAAACGCGTCCGCTGCTCAAGAGGCTGCAGCTACAGCAGAGGCTAATGCTCAGACAGCTATTACAAACGCAACAAATGCTGCATCTGCCGCAAGTAATGCTCAAGCAGATGCGAATATTGCTAATAGTTCGGCAAGCGCAGCATTAAATCAGCTCGGTGTAGTTGAAGATGTTGTTGGTGTACTTAATTGGGTAAGTACACATGCAACATATAAAGTGTCAACAGATACAAGCGTTGAACAAGGAAAGTTATATTTTACAAAAAACGGAGATGTTTATACTCCTGTTTCAAATCCAAGCGGGGATCCTTCGGCCAATAATTATTACGAGATAGACGATGTTACAGAAGCTGTAAGCAGTTATGTATCTTCGCATTTATCACTTACCAATGATGGTTTGTGGGTCTTAAACGATAGTAATGCCTACAAAATCCTTTTAGCATCTGATGGGATGAAGGTCTATGACTCCAGCGGAAATTTGGTAGCAACTTTTGGACAGTCTATAACTTTTAATTCGCATTTGGTTCCTCAGTATATTGGCGGAGAAAATGCCTACATCGTTTTCAATAATACCACTGGAGAAATGACGATAGGCGGAAGCAAACTTGATATTTCAGGAAATGTAACCATTGGAGGTAATACGCGATCGCTTTCGCAAGTTCTCTATGATATGCAAGCTGAAATAGATGGTTCAATTGAATCTTGGTATTATTCAGGAGTCCCGACAATTTCTAATCTGCCAGCTTCTAATTGGACTACTGATGCCCAAAAGAATCAGCATTTAAGAGACTTATATTTTGACACGGATACAGGCAAAACATATCGATGGGCTTATGAAAATAACGCTTATAGTTGGATTCAGATTGAGGATACAGAAGCATCTGCTGCGCTCGCTTTGGCTCAGCAAGCAAAAGATTCTGCTGATAGCAAACTCGCAAATGTAACCGTTGAATATGCAAAAAGTACATCACCTACAGTTCAACCTTCGACTGGCTGGTCGACAGAAACGCCGGAATGGGAAGAAGGAATGTATATTTGGCAAAGAACCGGTAAGACAATAAACGGTACTACGTCGTATACCTATACATGTATTCAGGGAGCCCAGGGTGTCGATGGCAGACGAGGCGGAATTATTCTTAAAACAACAACGGCCCCAAGCGCTTATACAACTACAATTGACGGGTTCAAACCTTCATTTCGTATCGCGCTTGCAACAGTAAAGACACAATCTGGCTCAGACGATGTTTTTATTGGTGATGTAATTGAGTATTCTTACTACCATTATCCGGTCGGTTATGTAGATGATACATATGTGTATACAACCGCTAGACAGAGTATAAGAGGTGCAACTGGTGGAAAAGGCGCTAAGGGAGATAAAGGCAATCCTGGTCCGGAAGCAAATGTGGTGATTAGTGTCACAGCTATAGACTATACTGCCGGGACAGCAACTTTAGCGGCGACGCTATATGTCAATGGGGTCGAAGTTGGATCAGAAACATCTAAAACATATCAATGGTATAAAGATGGAGTTAGTATTGCTGAGGCAACTTCTGCAACATACAGTATTACATCGGCTTCTGACTTAGAAGCATTATATTCTTGCGCTATTACATGGTAGTAAAAGGAGGTACTTTATGGCTACACAAACAGGAAGTATAGATTTAAAGGCTCCGAAGAATGCTAACGATGATGCTCGTAAAGTAGCAAGTAATTATCTCTCTTCCGATAGTAGTGGAATAATGATATATGATGGTACGAACGGGACCGAACAAATGCCAAGTGCGCCTGATGCGACAACAAATAATGTATTTATTGATTCTGATAGCTTAGATATTAGGCAAGGCACAGAAGTTCTAGCTACATTTGGTGCGGATGAAACTATTATCGGAAAGCGGCGTGGTATAGGATCCGAAGGAGCAAGTCAGGTTATAATAGATTCTCAAACTATGCGAATACAAGAGCCAATGGGTACGGCATATTTTAAAGTTGGAGATTTGAGAAAATGGGAAACTATCGATGACAAGGAAGTATGTGTTGCTACAATAAGAGAAACTTTTATAGGCGATGGGGAAAATACTAAGTTTACTGTCTCTTCGACTGTAAGCTATCCTGTGTCTGCAACTGATAGTAGCGATAGTTCAAATACGGCTACAAGAAATGGTCAAATATATACTTTCACTAATCCTCCGGGATGGAAGGCCCTAGTTGAAATAACGTATAAAACTACTCAGAGATCGAGATTATTTACTTTTGGTGAAAGACGTGGATATCAAGGATCTTATAGCGTAGCTATGGGACGACTTGTGGAAGCTTCCGGCCACTATTCGCATGCGGAAGGAAGCGGTTATAATACTGAAAACATAACTGCAAGCGGCGAAGCATCACACGCTGAAGGTATAGCAACTAAAGCAATTGGCAAGGCATCACATGCTGAAGGCCTTTATGGGCTTAAAGGCTCTAGTCTTAATGTCCCTGTATATACTACAGCTAGTGGAGAAGGTTCTCATGCTGAAGGCTCAGCAACCTCGGCATCCGGAAAAGCATCACATGCTGAAGGCACTTTTACTACGGCAGAAAGCACATACGACCATGCTGAAGGCTATTGGACGAAAGCCAAAGGCGGCGCATCACATGCAGAAGGCACAACAGCTTCATGGAGAAATAATGTCGACGGGTCAACTGTAACAGAATATACTACGGCAAGCGGATTAGGTGCACATGCTGAAGGTGCCGGAACTAAAGCTTCCGGAAAAGCTGCTCATTCAGAAGGCACTAGAACCGGAGCTGGCGGTGATTCGGCCCATTCTGAGGGTTATATGACCTCAGCAATCGGCAATCATTCTCATGCAGAAGGTACTACATATGAGTATTATGACCCTAATAATGCTTCATTTGGCTCACATTACATTACACAATGGACGAAAGCAACCGGCAAGGCGTCCCATGCAGAAGGTGCCGGCACACAGGCTATTGGAGATTATTCTCATACTCAAAATTATGGCACAATAGCCAAATGCAACAGCCAAACGGCGCTTGGAAAATACAACGTCGAGGATTCAGGTACCGGAGATGGAACATATGCAGTAATTATTGGTAATGGCACGGGTCATCTCGCTCGTTCGAACGCTCTGACAGTAGACTGGAATGGCAATGTCGACATTGCTTCAGGAGCTCAGTATAAAATGAACGGCACTTCACTCGCTGATATTTTCTATCCAGTCGGCTCTTACTACGAAACCTCAGACGCTGACTTTGACCCAAATACTGCTTGGGGTGGTACGTGGGAAAGTTTAAGCGGAGCATCGCTATCAACTGATACAGCTGAAGTAATAGCGAATATTGTATCATTTAACGTTGGCAAAGCAAGAGGCTCTCATGTTCTTGTAGGAGCACCGAACGTGGACGGGTATACGTTTGCATTTTGGGCAGCAACGGCTACAAATGGCTGGGTAGGCGGCGTGTATCCATCAGATCCAACATCACAGACTTCACACTTTTGGGTAGAAACATCGGATGGAACCTCAGCTCAAGGTAACGTCAGAGCAACTGCTGTGTACAGAAAAAACAAGACGAATATTATTAAATGGCATAGGACGGCATAGAGATGGGAATAATAATTAGTTTTATATTTGGCGCTTTTATAGGCATGACGCTGACATGCATTGTAGTCAGCGGAAAGGATAAGCAATGAATAAAGAAACAATACTTAGGACAATTGCGAGAGTTGCATTCTCGATTTACACAGCATTTTGTATGTGGCAGGTGTCAATAGGAGAGCTTAGTAAGCTTCTCAATGCACCTGCTTTAGCTATTATATTTACATGTGTAATTATTCTTTGCGGTCTTATCGTGGATGTTATCACGACATATTTTAACAATGATTATACAGAAGTTGCAGCTCAGCACACCGCAGAAATGAGACAGCATAAGAAGGAACTCAAAACTGATTATATTGGTGATAGATTTTTTACTGATGCCCCAAATGAGAAAGCAGGTGAAGAAGATGAATAGTGTTACATTTCGTCAGTACGAACTGCCTTGGGCTAATAAACCTTATCCAACAAAGAGCTCGACTTTCGGCGGCTGTGGTTGCGGAGTATGTGCTTGTACGCATATAGCGATCGAGCAAGAATCCAAAAAGAACTGGACTCCTGAGAATCTTAGGAAATGGATGATTAATCAGGGGTTTTCAATCGCAGGCCAAGGGACAACTTGGGATGGAATCACTCAGACGCTTAAACATATAGGGCACAAAAAAGTTGTTCACATAACTGAATCGATGCCTATGAAAGATGCCTTTGCGGAGCTCAATAAGGGCAATCGCATGGGCGTTCTTCTTTTATACGGCGGATATTCTAAGCGCTATAAGAAATGGTATAAGACTCCAGATGGAACTGTTTGGACTACTTCCGGTCATTATGTAGCCTTCCTTGACTATAAGTATGAGAATGGAAAGCATTGGTTCTATATCAAGGATTCGGGAGCAAGAAAACATGATGGCTGGAGATCATATGAATCCTCTATGAAGGGCTGTGTTGGCCAGCTGTGGATTGTCGAGAGAATCGGAGTCCAGACGACATCTAAAACTGCTGTGACTAAAGATGGCAAGCTTGTAGTGGACGGCGTCGGTGGAACCGCTACCGTTAAAGCTCTGCAGAACTTCCTTGGCGTCACAGCTGATGGAATTATATCTTCACAGAGTAAGAATCTTAAAAGATATTACCCGGCTCTTAAGTCCGTATCATTTTCTGACAATCCGAAAGGCTCTGCTACAGTAAAAGCCTTACAAACATATCTCGAAATTTCCCCGGATGGAATTTTAGGAAAAGCTTCTGTAGAGGCTCTGCAGAAGAAACTTGGGGTTAAGGTCGATGGTGTGCTTGGAAAAGACACAATGAAAGCTCTTCAGTTATATTTGAATAAAAACGACAAGGCGGTGTATCCCCGGCAAAAGTAAAGTAGATGACACTTCATCGAAATACAAAGTTATTGACGTTTCTGAGTGGCAAGGCACGATTGACTGGGCAAAAGTTAAAGCCGATGGTATCGTTGGAGCTATTATCCGATATGCTGATGGCAGCTATCTTGATAAGAACTTTGATAGAAACATGCGGGAAGCTAAGGCTAACGGACTTCACATTGGAGCTTATATTTTCTCAAGAGCAAAGACTAAAGAAGAAGCAGAAGATGAAGCAATTAAATTGTATAACGCTGCAAAGAAATACGATCCGGATTTGCCGCTTTATATCGATCTTGAGGTGGCAAATAAAGCAAAGTATGCGAATACTGTAGCGCAGGCGTATCTGAATAAGATAAAGGCTCTTGGTGGTAAAGGCGGAGTTTACGCTAATCTTAGCTGGTGGAATAACCATCTTAGGCAGACAGCAAACTTATCCTTTGCCATGTGGCTTGCTCAGTATAACAGCACAATGAATTATAAGCCGGCATCCAGTGTTGGAATGTGGCAGTATTCATCAAGCGGTAAGGTCAATGGTATTAAGGGAAAGGTCGATATGAATTGGCTGTATATTCCTTACTGGAAAACAAAGTAATAAAAGGGAGGTAAATTATGAGTAACGTCCCAACTATGACAGAGGTCAGAGCGGCCTCTGTCTTTGCTATTAGGCATGATATTTGCCAATGGGGTCTGAAGATTGCTTCGGACGATAGGTATAGCTATGTAAGATGGAAAGCAAGTGAGTCATCCACTCATACATGTCCTATATGTAAAGGAAGAAAACCTGGAAATAATTTCGGTTGGAACTGCATCGGATTTGGATTTGCAACATGGCATCACGGCGGTGGAATTGCTTCAACATGCAATTGCCATGTAATTGACGACGGCACTGCAACAAAGATGCTTAAAATGTCAGTTACAGACATGCTTAAAACTGCACAGAAGCGTGTCGGTATTAAAGACATTAAGATTATCTATAACGATGGAAAGCATATTCCAACCTCAATGCTTGAGCCCGGTGATATTTGTTTTCTTTACAGTGGTGCTAAATTTCAACATGTCGTGACATACATCGGAAACAATAAAATTGTCCACTGTACAAGCGGCGGATCGAAGGCCAATCAGGTAACATCAGCTAAATACTTTAAATCCGGTGTAAAGCTCGCGTTCCGTTACACCGGTACAAGAAGTTATATTTCGGTAGGAGCCAAAGGAGATGCTGTCAAGAAGGTGCAGGCTATTGTAGGAGTGACTGCTGACGGTATATTTGGCGAAAAGACTCTTGCCGCTGTTAAAAAGTATCAGTCAGCTCATGATCTGGCAGCTGATGGTTTTGTTGGAGCAAAGACTCTTGCCGCTATGGAAAAAGAATCTAAGCCAGAACCAACTCCAGAGAAAAAGGGATACACAGGAGAGTTCCCATCGCTTGCTCTTAAAAAGACAAATGCTGAGGTTATAGCTGACACCATACAGTGGGCTAAGTGGATTGCAGGAGACGACAGGTTCCATTACGGACACGGCAATGGTGCTCACCATAATGGCTGCTATTTCTGTAAAACACAGGATGTGCTAAAGAAAAATAGTGGAATTGTTGATTACAAGTTCTCATATTGCTGCAATCCGTTTGTAGGAGCTGCATGGGCTCATGGCGGATGTGACCCTACAGCAATAAATCTCTGCAAGAGGCGTAAGACTTGGGACTTTAATAAAGGACATGGCTATGACGCTTCAAAGAAATTCACAAATCTCGGTCATCCGGATAAGTCGGCTCTTAAGCCTGGCGATGTTCTCTGCAGGAATACGCACGTTGCACTTTATATTGGTGGCGGCAAGATTGCTCAAGCAGGACATGAGGATGACAATGTAAAAGGAAGCAAAAGCTGGAATACCTCTATAAACATCCAGACTCTTACGGATAAAAACTATAAGAATTTTCCAAGAGTTCACCGTTATAATAGCTCAGTTGATATTTCTTCACTGCTTATTAAGCACGGTGAGGTGTCATATCGAGTAAAGCAGCTCCAGCAGTTTCTGAATTGGTTTAATGGTAAAACAGTATGTAAGGCTGATGGGATGTTTGGAGACATAACTCTTAGCTATGTTAAGGCGTTCCAGTTATCTCAGAAGATCGCAGCAGACGGAATAGTCGGCCCGAACACCATCGCTAAAATGAAAGGTGTGGTGAAATGATTGATGTTAATATGAACCAAAAAATCACACTGACTAAAGGCGATACTCTGGTCTTAACTCTTGATCTTAAGGACGCTGACGGAAATCCATATTTTCCGGAAGAAGGCGATTCTCTTCGGTTTGCCATATCTAAAGGCTATCTTGGTGAACGCTATTACGAGCTGATAACCTCGGTGCCTATCCCATTGGATGGTGAAACACTGACATTTACAGTGCCTTCTGAGACTACTAAGCAGTTTAAATACGAAGAGTACAACTATGATGTTGAGCTGACCAGAAGTGATGGCACAGTGGAAACAGTCATTAGTTCACAAATCGTCATTAAGGGAGAGTGCCAGTAATGCGCATTTACAAAACTATATTTGGTAAATTGTCGGCGGCGAAACAGATTTCAGGAACTATTCAAGCAGTACAGAAACTTGAGGCGTCGCTGACGATTCCTAAAATCGAAGAGTTAAAAACTTATAGTTATGATGGTGTGGATAGCGTAACGGGAACCGGATATTCACGTGTGGACCATACAGTGACAGTTAAAGCGTCTGGCCTATACACTATTTCTTTTGGAGCATGGCGTAGTACATCATCCGGTACAAGTGGCACAGCATTATACATTAATGGGGTTATTCATGGAAAACCTAATACTGCATTTATTGGAAATGGCCAGTACAATCATTACGAAAATGTCGAACTAAAAGCCGGCGATGTTATCACCATTAGAGCCAGAGCTAGAAATACATCCAGCCATGCGTATGTCACAAACCTTATAGTAAAACAGACAGCGAAAGGTAAAGAATAATGGAAAACTGGACAGTTGAACAAATCGCTACAGGTATTGCTTTACTTGTAGCAATTGTATCTGGGGTAATATATTTGACAAAGCAGCTTAAAGAATGGATCGAAATACTTCTTGACAGTAAATTCAAGGCTTTAGGCACCAGAATTGACTCGATAGAAGATAAAGTTGACAAGCTCGACATGGGAACAT